TAAATTTTCGTGGAATACCACCACAGACCCCGCTCTGCGCTATTGCACATAAGCATTTGACCGATAAAGGGGAACACCATGGTTATACACCAGTTTATTGGGAAGCACTCAAAGATAAGAGAAATGATATCCGACGAGTGCTGGAAGTCGGTATTGGCTATAAGAACGCAACCTATAACGCCTACTGGCCCTATGGCGCAAGTTTGCGAATGTGGGAAGAGTTCTTGCCCAACGCTGAGATATATGGAATGGATATCCACCCAGAGGTATTTATTAATGAGGGCCGGATAAAGTCCTTGTATACAGACCAGAGTTCTGTTATATCCTTGATGGATAACATTCATTCATTGTGTGATACGGGTGGTCCGTTTGATCTTATAATCGACGATGGATCGCACATTCTAGAGCATCAAATACTGACGGCAAATTGTTATCTTCCGTTTTTGGCTGCCGATGGTATATACATTATTGAGGACGTAAACGTGGACCCAATGACAGTTGCTACGAGACTACCTCCGATGTATAGATTTGAAGCCTTTAAATCACGAGCAGAGCCCGCCCATGCATGGGTGATGATGATTAGACATGTCTAAAATTTTCATAACTGGTGTCGCCGGATTTCTCGGCAGTCATCTGGCTGATGCCATGCTGGCAAATGGTCACACCGTTGTCGGCATTGACAACATGATTGGGGGCGATTTAGATAACGTCCCCAGTGAAGTAGAGTTTCACCAGATAGACTGTAACGACTTCTCAACGGTAAAGGAGTTAATGAAAGGATGCGACATTCTATACCATTGCGCGGCAACAGCGTACGAAGGTTTGAGCGTTTTCTCACCGCATGTTGTGACACAGAATATAGTCGGAGCGAGTGTATCCGTAATTACCGCCGCCATATCAAATTCTGTAAAGCGTATAGTGATTTGTTCTTCGATGGCAAGGTACGGGGCACTCACACCGCCATTCAAAGAGAACATGACTTGTCACCCGCAAGACCCATACGGCATAGGAAAACTAGCCGTTGAGCAGATACTCATAAACCTATGCGATACTCACGGGGTTGAGTATGTCATTGCCGTTCCTCATAATATCATAGGCCCGCGGCAGAAGTATGACGATCCGTACCGGAATGTGGCGTCGATTATGCTGAACTTAAATTTGCAGAACCGGCCCGTGGTGATATACGGTGACGGTCAGCAGCAGCGGTGTTTTTCTTATATAAATGACTGCATCCAGTGTCTAGAGAAAATGGCCTTTGATCCGGGCGTAGTGGGCCACGTTATAAATATCGGGCCTGACGAGGAACCAGTAGCAATATCCCATCTTGCGGGATTAATTGCAAACTTGACACGCTTTAATGGCCCTCCTATTTTCATGCCGGGGCGTCCGCAGGAAGTTAAGGTGGCCCTCTGCTCGTCTGACAAAGTACGAAGGCTTCTAGGATATGAAACAAAGACCACATTGGAGAACGGCTTACGAACGATGATGGAGTATATTCAGGACCGCGGTACTAAGCCCTTCAAGTACCATCTTGATTTGGAAATCATTAGCGATAAAACCCCTAAGACTTGGAAAGACCGGCTCTTTTAATACTCTATTAGTACGTACGTGATTATCTCCTATAAGATTTAGCAGGAGTATTCACATGGCTACCGATGAAAAGTCACATAACGTCGATTTTGCCAAAGGTGGCAAAACCCACATGTTTGGCAAGCAGTCCGCTGGCGAACAGCGGCCCGGCGTTACCGAACATGATGCTGAAGGCGGCGCTCCCGGTGCGAAGTACGCAGAGGGTGGACGCGGCAAGATGTTTGGGTATAATCCAGCGGTCCCGGCCACGGCGGGAATTACTGGTCCGCGGTAACATGGTGTCATGGCTCGACCGCCTCGCATATCTGTTCCGGGTCCTCGCGTTGCCTCAACCGCACCGCGATTTACCCCATATGTACTGGGGTCCCGGCCTCCGTCCGTGCGTAGTCCGCGTATCAAACCAGCGGAAGGTGTGACCCAGTACGCTAAACAGCTAGGTGCTTCCCCCCTCACAGCAGGATTTGGGAACACCGGAAAGACGGGAGAAAGTTAATGGCTGGCCCGCTGAAAAAGCATTTAACGCCGCTGACTAAGGGCGGCTCGATCATCAAACATGCGGGCAAAGGGTCTAAGCCGTTTGCCCCGAATTATAACAGCCGCACTATGCAGGATTACGCTAAAGCCACCCCCTTGGCTAATCCTGCCCCAGCGATGGGTCCCGGCATGGACATGGGCTCCATTGCATCCTTCGGGGGTGATACAGGCGACGAGTGAGTACACAATATCGTGATATTAAAAAATCCATTCTGAGCCTACGCAATGCGAACCCAGAAGGATTTGACGTTTTCTTAAGCAATCTCAATGACTTAACTGTTGAGGCATTGAAGGCGCTATCCGAGGCCCCTACGGACGAAGTTCTTATACAGCAAGGCCGGTGCCAGCAGCTACGGTCCTTTATGAGGATGTTTGTGGAGTGCGATAAAGTTACTAAAACCGACGAACCCACACCGCAATAAAGCCGTGTGCGTATAGGAGGATACCATGAGTAACGTTGATGTGGTGCGCGATGCACCCGTAAAACCCCAACTACCTGCCGATCCCAATGTCCATATTCCAGAGAGCGTTAAACGGGCCGCGGCTATAGCCGATGCTTATTATACTCCGCAGGATGGTACGCCGCCTACGGTTACACCAGTAGAACCAGTCGTTGCAACCCCGGCAGAACCGGTAGTTGAACCGGTCGTACCCCCTACCCCTAAGCCAAAAAAGCCAGCGAAACCAGTAGCTTCGGCGGCTTCAGAACCGGTCGTTGAACCGGTCGTACCGCCTGTTGCCCCTGTTGCTGAACCTCCTGTGGGAGAGGAACAGTGGGAGCATCGTTACCGATCCATGAAGGGCCGATATGATGCCACACAAGGTATTATGGCCCAGATGCAAGAGCAAATGTCTTTAATGGCCAATGAGTTAACTAGAACTCAGTCTCTCTTGCAGCAGCAACCTGTCACCCCGCAGCAGGTTCAATCTTTGGTTACTGAAGATGACCGAAAGAACTATGGCGACGATTTGATTGATCTGACACGCCGGATCGCTAAAGATACGGTCGAACCAGAATTAACCTCGGTTAAAGAGGAAAATAAGCGGTTACAGCAACGAATTGTGCAACAGGCTCAGCGTGGGGTTATAGAAACGCTGGATGATCAGTTACCGGATTGGAGAGAAATAAACAACTCCCCGCGCTTTAAACAATGGTTATCTTTACCAGATATTTACTCTGGTGTGGTAAGAAAGAAAATGTTGGACGCCGCCTATCAAGCGGCTTCGGCCCCTAGGGTGCTGGCGTTCTTCAAAGGCTTCATCACGGATGAAGTTGCCACGGGCAATATCGAACCGCCCGCAGCGGCACAGCAGTCGACCCCGGCTCCTAGGCAAGCAGCGGTAGTTTTGGAACAGATAGCTGCACCCGGCAGAGCGCGACCCGCAAGTGGTGGAAACACGCCTGCGCCCGCCAACGATCAACCAATATTCACGCGTCCTCAAGTAGCAAAATTCTATTCTGATGTTCGTGCCGGTGTTTATAGCGGACGAGACGCAGAAAAGAACGCTTATGAGCAAGCTATCTTTCTAGCTCAACGAGAGGGTCGCATTCGTTAACCGGGGGTCATAACAGGCCCCTAAACTAGGGGCTTACTATGAGTATCCCAAGCGGCGCATTTCCAGTTGCACCTACCAATTTGGCGGTGTATCCTACTGGCGGTTCCGGCAACACCCTCCAAGCTACTGGATTTATTCCAGAGATTTGGTCGGGTAAGCTGGTTGAGAAATTTTATGCCAGCACGGTTCTGGCAGCGATTTCCAATACTGACTACGAAGGCGAGATTAAGAACAAGGGCGACCGCGTCAAAATCCGCACCAAGCCAACTATCACCATCCGCAACTATGGTTCGGACGGTTTGCTGGCCTTGGATCGGCCAAGCGGTGGTTCTGTCGAGTTGTTTATCGGCAACGGTAAATACTTCTCGCTGATCCTCGATGATGTGATGGAAGTTCAGAGCGATCTGAATATTCTGTCGATCTGGTCTGATGATGCCGCGCAGCAGTTGAAAATCGCGGTAGATCAGGACGTTCTGGGTGGCATCTACGGCGGAATGGCCGCTGCCAACCAAGGTGCTACGGCGGGTGCAATTACCGCGTCGTTGAACTTGGGTGTACAGGGCGCTCCTCTGACGGTGGTTTCCAAGAACCCCACCGGTGGTCAGATCGAACTCTTGGACGTTCTGATGCGTATGGGACAGGTTCTCGACGAGCAGAATATCCCAGAG